CTACGCCGTTGACCTGGATTTCATCGGGGTCAAGGACCATGTTGTCCGAGATCGTCATCGAATCACCGACCGGGTACTGCGTTACCTCTGCCGTTCGCTGAAAGTCCTCCTTGTCGAACGAGTCAATCTGGATCAGCCCGATCATTTTTGGCTGGCCCTTCGAATAGATTACCTGTGACTGTGTGTTCGCTGGCTGCGCGAGTTGTTGCATTCTACATTCCCGCTGGCTGGAACCGAGTTCCTGCCTGCTGCAAGGCGCCCCTCAAGTGTTCATTCGCTAGACGTCGAACTGTATCTTCGAGATATGCCGCCTGATCCTGTCGCGTTCCGGCCGGCACAGCAACCGTTATCGGCATGTTGAAGTTCTGAACAGGCCCCGCTCCAGCGCCGGGATGAAACATTACACCTCCCGCATGGGCGCCCGTTTGACCCTTGTTTCCTCCGAATATCCAGCGGTAGAATGATCCGATAGCGCCGCCATGTAGCATCCAGTTTCCCAGACCACCGGCGCTCCCAGCTCCGCTTCTGGCGGACCCGGTAGACGTACTCGGCTTCGATAGACCGAGCTTCTGCGCAGCCTGGTCGGAGATGTGCAGAACGTCCTGGACCTTTTGTTTCACCGCATCAACTTTTCCAGTAATGAAGTCGCTGATCGCGGTCCATATCCCAATTGCGGTGTCCTTGATCCCGTTCCACAGTCCTGAGAAGAATCCGGTAATTCGACCCCACACACCCTGAATCTTGTCAAGGACACCCTTCGCGATTCCGACGATCCATCCCCATACGTTCGAGATGATCTGGAGAATGTTGTTCCACAGACGGTCGAAGAACATTTTTGCGTTGTTCCAGACGTTGACAACCGTATCCCAGGCTCGTTTGAGTACTTCAAGAATAGTCTTCCAGGTGGATATCAGAAACGCCTTCACTTCCTTCCAGTGGGTAATAATGAGGTACGCCGCGGCAGCAAGCGCGGCAATTCCAAGAATTATCAGTCCGATGGGGTTGGCGTCGATTGCGACGTTGAGTAGCCATTGTGCTGCGGTCCAGATTTTCAAAGCTCGGACGACGGCTATTGCTTCTTGAATCCATTTGAGCATGTTGACGATTCGGATCGCGGCCCCGAATGCCAACATCGCTACGACAATCTTCAACAGATTGGCCTTGAAGAATGCGGAAACTTTGTTGATCCCGCCGAAGTCATCGATGAGGCCGCGGATTACACCGATGATGAACCCGATGACATAAGCGAGCAGATTGAAGCCTTTCACAACACCATTGATGATCGCTTCCCGATTCGCAGCGATGAAGCTCTGAATCGTCTTGACGACCGATTTTAACGAAGGGAGAAGTTTCATACCGATGTCCCGGTAAAGGAAATCAAGTGTATCCTTCAGGTTCGACCACAAACCGCCGATCGTGTTCATCTGTTTCGACATCATATCGTTGAACACGCCGCCTTTCCCGGTCATCTGCTGCATTGCCTGCGCGACTTGCGCATAACCAACTCGACCGGCTGAGACGAGGGCTTTCAACTGGATCTTGTTCATACCCATTTGCTGGGCCAGCTTGTCGAGAATCGGAACACCAGCCTCCATCATCGACTCGAGGTTCCCGAGATCCGCTACCCCTGTGTTATGCATGAAGCCCATTGCGCGAACGAGTATCGGCATTTTGTCCATTCCGACGCCTGCAGCGACGTCACCCATGGACTTGAGCATGGGTATGATTTGTTGCGCGCTGTAGCCGGTGGCCAAAAGCTGCTTCGCGTATCCCTCGAGATCTTTCTCCTGAAAAGGGGTGTGTTCGGCGAATCCTTCGATCTGCTTCAAAAGGTCGTTCGCCTTCGCTGCTGAACCGAGCATCGTGGAAAAAGCAATCTTCGCCTGCTCGAAACGGTCAGCTTCTTCGATGATGGACTTGCCAATCTCAACAGCGCCGATGGTTTCAGCCACATGCATGACTGTCTCGCGGATCTGCTTCATGCCTTCGAGATATTTCTTTTTTCCTTCTTCGTTCGTCTTGAAACCCAAGAGCGTAACGAGCTCGGACACAATCATCTATTTCTCCGAATCAAAACCTTCGGCCGCTGCTTCCATATCTGCGCGCATATCAAGCAGCGCGTTAGCCTTCAGCAGATCTTCATACGTCCACTCTTCTTTCAACTCTTGAAGAGGAGTTCCTTTCTCAAGCCAGATCCGCCATAACAGATATTCACTCTCTAGGTCATCTGAGAGCTTACCGACGTCTCCGATTTGCTTGAGTCGCTCGTCTCGCTTTCGTCGGCCTTTCGAGAGGAAAGCATTGTCCTGATCTGGCGACCAAAACTGGCCGCCTTCCCGAAAAAATCCGGATAGTTTGACTCGAGCACGAAGAAAATCACCGGATACACCGTGAATAGATGCCCCTGAAACACATTATCCATGGCGCTCTCGAAGTTTCCCCCGAGCACGAATGTGAGCGTTTGGCCGTCGGGGCCACGTTTGGTGCACGTGACATTCTTCAGGAGCCGTTTGATAAGCTGCTCGAACTCATCTTCGGTGAGTTCTGCGGCGAGTTTCTCGATTGCCAATGCGATTGCTGAACCGTCGACTACCAGGCTGTCGAATGACTTGGCCTGAGTAATGCCACCAACCGCGTTCACAAGTTGTCCGAGCGCAGGCCCGAAAAGCCTCAAAAGGTAAGGCTTGAGCCTGAGTGCCTCAATTGAAGTGAACTTCACGACGCTGAAGGTCATGCCGTCGATTTCTTTCTGCTTTGTTTCTGCCACGTGCTTCTCCTTTCACTTGGCTTACAGTATCTGACCGCCGATCGCGTTCTCTGCGACCTGGGAGGTATCAAAGATCCACGCCCGATCGGATATCTCTTTCCCGTCCTGCATCTCAGGGTCCTGCCTGATCCATGCTTGCGGCCACAGTCTGAGCGTGGTTCCGTTCAGGTCGGTGATCTGCAGCGATCCGATTCCAAGATTTGAAATCCTGTCCGCCTCCGCCATCTGCGACAGATAGGTGTTGGACAAAGACGTCTGCAGTAGGGTGATCGTAACCTCGTGCGTATCATCATTGCTTCGTGCACGAGCCACTTCTCCATCCGCGCCCACGTGCTTGGTAAACCGCTGAGCAGGCTGAGTGACTTGGATGAAGGTCCCGTCGGCAAATCCGCTGAGCGGTATACCGGCAAAGGTGATCACTACCTTTTTTGGGTCGTATGTCTTCGCAATCGGTGACGACATCGTTCATGCCTCCATTAGTTCGTGAGCGTGCCCTGGATCTGCACGTTGTTGATCGCGCCGGCGAGCTCTGCCGTGAATGTCACGTCCGGCAGAATGCGATTCCCTTTGTTCGTCGAGCTCACGGCAGCCGCGGTGGGTGCCGTAACCGAGTAGCTGGCAAGGAATCCATTCTGGACACCCTCGTTCAGCGCCGCCTTGAGCTCGGCAACAAGCCCCTGTATGCCGCCATCGGTGAAGGGAACCTTTTGCGAGTTGACGAGCACCGTGTAGAGTCTGTTCTGAATTCTCGCCTGCAGCCAGTCGGTCCCGTGAATGACGTCGAAGTAGTCAGAACTACCGACCTGGCCCATCTGCACGATGTTGACACCGGAGATTGCAGTGTATAGGTTTCCGTACTTCGCCAAGCCATTTTCAATCTGGTTCTCGAGAATCGCGTCAGCAGGGACGGTCGCGAGTTGCTTAAATGCCCAGTTGATCGTACCGGGAGTGTAGGGGAAAATCTTCCCAATGATCGCCGCATCGACATATGGCTCGCTGGCCGTGCCGGTGAGGCTATGAAATAGTGCTCCGGTCCGTGTGTATTTACCGGAGGCAAGCACCGCGAAGATGTCGCCTGCGGTGAGCGTAAGGACGACTGCCGTACCGGTAGCGGTCGCGTTTTCGGTAAGAGTCACCTGGGTCGCGCTATCAACCGATTGGATCGTGGCGCCAGCCGGAATACCTGTGCCCGCCATTCCATCACCAACGGCCATCTGAGAAGTATCGGCAATTCCCGTGATCACCCCTGATCCGGTGGTCGTGTCCCCGGCGCTCGCCAGCGTAAGGAAGTTCCGATTCACACAATTTAGGTCGCCTGTGGCAAGCATGCACAATCGTTTGTTTGCCTCGACCCATTCAGCCACGACAGTCTGATCTACTGCATCGCGAGCGCCCACGATTACTCCGTAGAACGAAGGGTTCTCGGCAAGCATTGCGTTGAGTGCCGTGGTCCACGTTTCTGTTCCGTCGCCGCCGGTCTCCTTTCGACCAACCATGAAGGTTTGAATCGACGGATTCTGGGCGAGCAACGCCTGGGCGGCAAGATAGACGAAGGAGCTTGTCGGGCAGCCAGCCGCTGCAAGCGCGGCAAGACTCGTGAATGTCTGTGTTCGCGTCGTGAACGCTGTAGTCCAGCTTGACTTGAGGAACTCCGCGGCAATGATCGGAATATTGAACGCAGCCTGAGTCGGAGTCAGAGTTGATTTGGAGATCGTGATCTGAATGATTCGGTCTATTCCAGTGTCTGCCATGGTAATCTACCTCCTAAATGCCGGCCGTGCCGGTCACCGTCTCGTCCGCGCTTGCATCAGGCTTTTCTACCGTCCCCGAATACTGTACGGTTTCAATCCACGGCGCTCCCGAATGCGAGATCTCCCGCCGCACTCCGCACGTCCATTCCATGACATATCGACGCTCCGCAGTCAGGTCGATGATCTGCGAGACATCGCGCGCCGGCGTGTGCTGCCTATGCGCCAGTCCCACTGCATCAAGAGCGTCAAACCAGAACGGGTCCTCCAGACTGTCTGCGATCGCATCCAGTGGATCTCGCATGTCCTCGCCGTAGCCCTGGATTGAGACCGTGAAGTCCTGATCGAGCGCTATCGT